GGTGCTCAAGGTAATGCTGGCGCACAGGGATCACAGGGTGAGACTGGCGCACAAGGTAATGTTGGTGCTCAAGGTAATGCTGGTGCGCAGGGCGGACAAGGCCCTCAAGGTGGACAAGGAATAAAAGGCGCGCAAGGTAACGCAGGAGCACAAGGTTCTCAGGGTGAGACTGGTGCCCAAGGTTTCACAGGTGCTCAAGGTAATGCCGGTGCGCAGGGATCACAGGGTGCTGCTGGTGCTCAAGGTTTCACAGGTGCTCAAGGTAATGCTGGCGCACAAGGTGCTCAAGGTCAGGTAGGTGCTCAAGGTTTCACAGGTGCTCAAGGTAATGCCGGTGCGCAGGGATCACAGGGTGCTGCTGGTGCTCAAGGTAATGCGGGTGCTCAAGGTAATGCTGGCGCACAAGGTGCTCAAGGTCAGGTAGGTGCTCAAGGTAATGCGGGTGCTCAAGGTAACGCAGGCCCTCAAGGTGCTATTGGTGCTCAGGGTGACCAAGGTGCCCAAGGTGCTGTCGGTGTTCAGGGTGGACAAGGTACTTCAGGAGTAACTGGTTCTCAAGGCCCAGTAGGTGGATTTGGTAATGCGGTTCTATTTAATACCTCAACAACTCTTCCCGCTAATATCAATGCTACAGCTTCTGCTGCCATACGTTCTTTCCGAACAGTTAACACAGTATTCATAGGTGATATCTGGTGGCATGTAGGAACTGGTCGTATTTGGCGAGCAACCGTAAACCGTATTGACACAACTACTGACTCTACCTTCGTGGAAATAACCGCAGGTACTCGTACTTCTGGAGCAGGAGACGGATTAATCGATCTTAGTGGTATCCTAAATACTGCTAGTACTGGAGAACGTATCGCATTTACATCCTCCTCAATATTGATTTACGACGCTAATAACAAATTGCGAGTAAAACTAGGCGAATTATAATGAACAACATACCTCCTTCGGGAGGTATATTTTATATCAGGTAAATTATGTTTTTAATTATAGATGATTTTTACGCAGACCCAGACGCAGTCAGGGAATTTGCGCTCAGTCAAGATTTCAATGTCTCAGGAAACTACCCAGGCCTTCGAACAAAACCATGTACGAATAATGGTGGATATATTGACTCGACTAAAGCAACATTCGAAAAACTAACGGGAAAGACTATAACCCAATTCCCGTTAGATAATTACAACACCTCCTTTCAGTTCACTACCGCACTCGACAAAACGTGGATTCACCACGACGCAATGTCATACGCAGCAGTATTGTATCTCACACCGGATGCCCCATTAGAATCAGGTACGGCGATATATCGTCACGGCCCAACGGGTATTATGAAACACTCTCCCGAACAGATTGTTGATTTTAATAACTTTGCTCATGATGAAAGCGATTGGGAGATAGTTGCTGAAGCAAAGAATGTATACAACCGACTGGTAATATATGATTCACAGTATTATCACCGTAGTGTACTGCCCGGCTTTGGAAAGGACAAGACTGACGGACGTTTATTTCAAACATTCTTCTTTGAGGCAGAATAATGAAATTAATGACCACTTTGTTGACCTCTAATGATATTCCAAAGTTAGAGAGACTGATACGTTCAGTACAACAAGTTATTAAAATAACTCCAGTAGAATGGGAAGTTGTGATAGTAGTGAATAGTAATCGTGAAGGTTATTATGAACAAGTTCTACAAATAGATCAACCGTTTCGTGTAGTAAACACAGAGAGTAATGGAAAGCCTGGCAAAGGTAAGAACGCATGTCTCGACGTGTTCTTAGAAAGTGATTGCGAGTATGTTTCTCAGATTGATGGGGATGATTTTCTATATCCTTCTTATTTACAGTCGTTATGGAATCATGTAAACCATTATATTTATATTGATGTTCTTGGTGTGGTACCATGTGACTGTATATGTGATTGGGAATTACAGTCTGGACATTATTGGTGGGTCAATGAAAAGTATCACGCAAGCGTATGGGGAACTTCTATGTGTACCCCTAATGCGGAACTGGGCCCACGTGTCAGTCACTTGTTCACAGAAGACAGACCGGTCTCGGTGGACTTCATTATACTACAAAGTCGCAAGTCCGCTAAGCAGAGACTCAGCGAAGATATAGGTAATGGAGAAGACCACGCATACACATACAAACTACTAGGTGAGCATCAAAAAGGAAATCTTTGTTACTTCCTAACTATGTCTAGTGACATGTATTGTATTGATAGAACAACCGAAGGTAGTGCTCAGAAAGTCCACAGTTACGATGAATACTTAGAACCTCTACGAGCTGAAGCACTCAAGTATGTCCCTAGGTGGAGGAGTAGTCCGTACGAACTTCCCATCATATATCAGGACTTATTAATGAATCATGTACAGAAACAGCACTGGTTGAACAAATTCTTGGGAACCACTGGCTAAGATACGTATAAATAAAGAATATAATTTCTAACAGGAAAGAATAACAATGCCAGCTATAGTAAGACAGACGATGAGTAGAGACTTGGCGAACGACCTTTTGACTGATATCAAAGGTAGTGAGTCGACCTACTACATTGGTATCGGAAAAAGCGATACCTTCAACGAACTAGACACGGTAATTGCTCCGGTAGATAGTCCCGCAGAAGAGCGAGAGTTTCGCAACAATCTTCAATCAATTAAGAAGGTTGAGGATGCTACTTTTGTCGCTAAAAGGGTCAACTGGTCTTACGGTTCAGTGTACTCTGCTTGGGACGACACAATTGCGTCTGACATTGTTGAACCTTGGACACCTTGGTATGTCATGAATGACGCCAAAGAAGTATACGTTTGTGTGGTACAAGGTAGACTAGAAGATGGCTCATCACGACAGTCGACAGTAGAACCCAACTATGGTTTACTGAATGTCGCGGACTATACTCAACCTTTCACTACACCTGACGGTTATACTTGGAAATTCCTGTACTCCATTACCCCAGAGCGTATTTACCAGTTCTTATCATCGAATCACCTTCCGGTACAAGAAGCAGAAAGCAGTCTTGCTGGTGGAGACTCAATAGAGGACTTACAGTTTAATGTTAAGGCAGCTGCCATAGGCGGTCAGATTATTGGTATTAAGGTATCGGCAGGAGGTTCTGGTTTTACCAGTGCCCCCGACGTAATCATCTATGGTGACGGTACTGGTGCTACCGCAACTGCTTCAATCTCACCTGAAGGTGTTATAACTAAGATTGCTATGACAAATTTCGGTGAGGGTTATAATCACGCATCTGTAAAAATTGTCGGTGATGGTATAAACGTGGTCACCCGAACAGTAATTACTACAAGGAATGGTCTAGGATTTAATCCAGTAGACGATTTAAAAACAAGTTCAGTAATGACCAATATTAAACCTGATGGTTCGGTCAGCGGAACGTTTGTAGTAGGAAACTCTTTCCGTCAGATTGGTCTTATCAAAGACCCTATCGACATTAACAACAATTTATTCGCTGGCACTTCAGCAAGAACAATGTCTACTTTACATTTAGTATCGTCATCACCTTTTGAAGCTGGAAAGATAATTACCGGTGCGACATCTGGTGCTAAGGCATGGGTTGATGAATCTATAGATAACATTGTATACTATCATCATAACGAATCTACTGGATTTGTACCCTTTGAAGATAACGAATCTGTCACTCAAGCTGGTGTAGTCTTAACTGGTCAAATTGATTATGTTCAACAAGGAAGTCAAATTGATAGGTTTTCTGGTGTAGTTAAATACATAGAGAATCGCGCACGTATTCGTCGCGATGAAGAACAGCAAGAAGACATTAAAATAGTAATTACCGTTTAGGATTCATCATGGCAGATTTTACAAACCAAACATTTAAAGAGACTTACCGAGACTTCTATAAAAAAGAAGATGGATACTACCGTGTCCTTTTCAACTCGGGACGTGCTCTTCAAGCACGTGAGTTAACCGAATCGCAACGAATGATTCATGAAGAAATTGCTAGATTTGGTAGAAACATCTTCAAAGAAGGTGCGATGGTAAATCCAGGCGGCGCGACTGTTGATAACTCATTAGAGTATATCCGGTTAAGTCCCTCCAGCATCTACACTGATATCGTCGGCAGGGAAGTCACCAACGGTTCTGTAGTATTCACAGTTTTAGAAATCGTGGACAGTGAGAATAATGATCCAATAACACTGTATGTTAAATACACGGACACTTTGAACGCACAGGTTCTTGACGATTCTGTTGCTCCACGTGTTCTCGCATCACAGAGTTTGCGTTTTTCTGATGGTACTACTACTGGAATCAACATGGTTGTTGCTAGCAATACAGCAGAACACCCATGCGCGGGTAAGGCCACTAAGGCACATCTTGCGGAAGGAGACTTCTTTGTTCAGGGACACTTCGTCTATGTAGAAGGCGGTAGTGCTTTCATTGACAAGTATAGTGGAACCCCAACCGCAGACCTAGGATTTCTAGTCCAGCAGTCTATCGTTTCTTCAGCTGAAGATGATAGTCTTTTTGACAACCAAGGACAGTTACCCGATGTCAGTGCTCCTGGCGCAGATCGTTACAAGATTAAACTTATTCCTACTACACGAGATAAAGTACTAGAAGAAGAAAACTTCGTATTTATCGCACGTGTGGTTAACGGTGTTATTACACGAGAAGTTAATTCCTTTGATGCGTACAACCGCATCAACTCTTTACTGGCACAACGCACAAAAGAAGAGTCGGGCGATTACGTAGTAGCAGACTTTACCGCAATCTTTGAAAACAAAGACGCCAATACTTTTAATGTAGATGTGTCAGAAGGTATTGCTTACGTGGACGGTTATCGTTTGGACGTAGGCGCATCTACTCTTCAGGTACCTAAAACAACTGGAGACTCTGCTCTACGCGTAAAACTTAATGAGAACGTTCCTGCTATTTTTGGTAACTGGATATACGTAGACCTAGATGACGTTGGTTCTCAGGGTTTAGGTGATATCAGCACATTCGGTCGATTAGAACTCAGAGACGAAGGTAATATTCTTCTTGGTTATGCTAACCTACGAGGATTACAATTAGACCAAGTTGGATATCGCGCATATATATTCAACATCAGAATGAATAAAAATCCTTCGACGCAGATTCAATATAACTTCTCTAATGTAACTCATTTAGTAGAAGCATCTAGTGGTAATGAAATACCATTGACCAGTAATTCAAATCTTAGTGGTGTCTATGGTACTGCGGATAATAATCTATTATTCCCTCTACCTAGTGTTGCTGCTAAACCTGATACTATTTCAAATATCGTTTACACTGCTCAGAAATTTTATAGACTAACTTCAAATGGCAGTGGTACTATTTCCATGCCAGCGAACAGTGTCGAGTTCAGTCAGTGGTTGATTGCGGAGACTAATGGCCCTGTTCGTACTGATGTTGTTATTGAAAGTAATAATATTACTGGATTGACACCAAGTACTTCGTATGATATAATTAGTTATGAAGAGATAACCGCAGCGCCTAGAACTAAATCATTACAGTCTCTAACAGTCGTAGCGACTCGACCAGACGCGTCTTGGGCAATACGACCTATAGACCTAGGTGTAATTGACGGGGTATCTTTAGAATCTGTTAAGGTAAGATCATCTAATAGTACCGCTTGGGAAGATGCTGATGATATCACATATCAAGTTGACTTCGATGGTGGACAACGTGATAACTACTATGACATGACACGATTGTATGTTAAGCCTGGCTACTCAACCCCGACTGGTGTTAATGTAGAGATTCAAGTAATCTTCTCACACTTCCAACACTCTAGCTCATCGGGTGGTTTCTTTTGTGCTAAATCTTACACTGGTATGGATATTCAAGATATTCCATCACATACGCTAACCAATGGTTCTGTAGTAAAACTAGGTGATAGTTTAGACTTTAGACCATCGGTCGCTACTTCCAGCACATTTACAGTAACACCTTTACCACAGAATGCGTCTTCTATAACAGTGCCTTCAGTTTCATATTACAGTCCACGTATCGATATGTTGGTCGTAAATGCGACTGATAGTCGAGGAGATATTGGATTCGGGGAACTTCAGGTTATTAGTGGTCAGGCGTCAGAACAACCAAAAGAACCTATCGTTCCAGTAGGTGCGCTACCATTATTTAAGGTTGAATTGGGGGCATATAGTCACCAAACTAGTGATGTAATCACAACAAAGATTTCTAACAAGCGTTATACGATGAAAGACATCGGTAAACTTGAAGAAGGTATAGAGAACCTTTATGAAATCACCTCTCTGAGTTTCCTAGAGAGCAACACAAACTCTCTGGATGTACTTGATGCGCAGGGTCTTAATAGAACCAAAGCAGGGTTTATTGCGGACAACTTTAATACATTCGATTACTCTGATATAGAACATCCAGACTACCGAGCATCGGTAGATCCTGAAGGATTGATGGGGGCATCATTCCGTGAACAAGCAGTACGTTTAAAGTACGACGCAACCGACTTGACTAACACTATCACTAGAAAAGGTGACATTGTAACACTACCGTTTACTGACGTTGCTATGATTAGTCAAGAGTTGGCTACTGGTATAATGAATATTAACCCGTTTGCGGTAATCACTCAAAACGGTCACTTGGTTCTATCACCATCAACGGATGAGTGGGTCGAGACTAAGTTCTTACCAGACATTATGCAGCGAGTAGTTCGTCGGATTAACACGTATCTCCCTTCGTTCTTCACTCGTCGTCGGTTCAGAGTACAGTCTTCGACAACATCTAGAACTATTACTGAGTATATTGGTCGACGCGTAATGAACATCGAAATTATTCCGTTCATGCGTTCACGTAAGATTAACTTCCGAGTTCAAGGTTTACGTCCTAACACTCAAATGTATCCAGTATTTGGAAACAAAGTTGTTAACGATTGGGTTCGTCAAGAACCAACATTCACTAACTTCTCGGACGATCCTACAGAATATGGTAGTGAGTACATTAGTGCGACCGAATACCCTACTGCTCTAGGTGGTAAGTCTATTCTTACTACAAACTCAGAAGGTGAGTTAGCGGGCAGTTTCTTCTTACCTAATACTCCGACAATTAATTTCCGTACAGGAAGACAAGAATTTAAATTGTTAGATGTCAACAACTCAGATGAGTCAGTAGCAACTGCGGTAAGTCGCGCAGGGTACACGGCAGTCGGTACTTTAGAAACAGTACAGAGAACTGTACGTAGTACTCGACTTATAGAGACTACTTATTGGAGAGATCCTCTCGCACAGACATTTATTGTAGACCAAGTAGAGAATCCAAACGGACTCTTTATTACTAAGGTAGACATATTTGTAGAGAGTAAGGACTCTGTTATTCCAATGCAAGTACAAATTCGTCCAGTAGAGAACGGCGTTCCTACTTCACGTATTGTCCCAGGCTCTGTTAAGTTTATCAATCCTTCGAATATTAATGTTGTTCCTTTTGATAACACAACTGAGATGTCAGATGTTGTAGCAGGGAAAACTACTATTGAGTTCGATGAACCAATTTACTTGACTTCTGGCGAAGAGTATGCTTTAGTACTTCTTGCGGAGTCAGTAGAATACAATGTATACACTGCGCAAACATACGAATATGTCGTCGGGCAAAGTCGTTCAGCACGAGTATCACGTCAGCCTACATTAGGTTCGTTGTTCTTGTCGCAGAACGGTTCTACTTGGACTCCCGATCAGACTAAAGATTTGATGTTTAACTTATACCGTGCGGACTTTGAAAGTGCCGGTGTACTGGAACTGAAGAATAGTGAACTACCTAAAGTTACATTGGACATTAATCCATTCGAAACTACCCTAGGGTCTTCAATTGTATTCGTACATCACGAAGGACACGGATTCTCTAATAATGACGGTGTGCTGATTTCAGGTGTAGCGAGTGCGGTAGGTGGTGTTATTGCTGATTCAATTAATGGATACCACAATGTAATCAATCCTACTTGGGCAGGTTACACTATCAACACGGGTGTCGCTGCGACTGCGTCTGCGGTAGGCGGTGGTTCTAATGTTGTTGCGTCCCAACAGGTAATGTTCGACCAGTTTATACCACAGGTACAGACTCTCATCCCTAACATGACTTCAATTGATTCTACTATTGAAAAAACATTAGGAGATTCTTATGGTACCACTCGTACAACTAGACCACAGAAACTAGACTATACTACTAAGTCTCATCAAGTGGTGTTGAACGAATTGAACGTGAACGATTATCCGGCGGTCATAGCAACACAAGCGAATGCTGCGGATACGTTATCTCTCACGCTAAACCTAACTACTGGTGACTCTAAAGTGTCTCCAGTCGTAGACTTACAACGTGTATCATTGATTACATTAGAGAATGTTATTGACGGATCGGACGCTGCTCAACACATCACCAAACCAGTTGCGGTTGATGAATCTTCGGTGGGGCTTAAAATCATATTCGCTGCGCATCGTGATGTTGGTGTGGAGTTTGATGTATATGTCAGAACTTCATTAACCGAAGACGCGATGTACGAAGTTGATGGCGAAGGTGTTCCGGTTATTGGTTGGAATCAGGTGACTATAGATTCACCTCTACCTACTGATGATGACCCAGAAACATATCGTGATTATGAGTACACCGTAGAAGCTGATGCGTTTAACGTCTTCCAGATCAAGATTGTTATGTCAGCAACGAACTCATCTAAATCACCGACGATAACCGACCTTCGCGCTATTGCGTTGGTAATATAATGTCGCAACGTTTGCGGGTTGAAGGGTATAATAACTTAGTAAAGGATGGTCGATCAGGGGCCATCCTAAATACAAACAGAACCGAAATAACCAGAGCAAGGGCACAGCAAAAAGTAATAAAAGAAAAGGATGACACTATCAACACGCTCTCAAAAGAAGTTGTGGGTTTAAAGCAAGATGTGTCAGAAATAAAAGAATTACTTTTTCGACTAATAGAGGGTAAGGCAACCAATGAGTAATATACAGTTAATTAATCTAGCAGATAATATTAACGCTGCGATTTTAAAAATTAATGACAACTTTCAGTTAGTAGATAGTAGCTCTATTGATGTTAATGAGCTCACTACTATTGTTAATGGTATCCTTGACTCAGATTACTTTCTATCGGTCATTAACCAAGAATATCTAGACCAGTTCGACCTTAGCGTTGATGTAAGTTATCTGGATTCTGATATCGCAGCGAACGCAAGTGGACTACTTCAGTTGACATCACGAGTTGATGTTAATAGTGATGGGATAACTAGTTTATCGCAAGCTATCACGGAGACTAACGCATCCATCGAAAACTTGGTTCTGGATGGTGTGGACTCTGACCTACTTGCGGACGCAATTGCGAATGCCACCAATACTCTCATATCAAGAGTCAATGCGAACAGTGATGAGATACATATTCTTGCTGGTGCTATCGACTCAGTGGAATCCAGTTTACTTTTAGCTAACAGTGACCTTGGCGACTTAATTCAGTTAAACACTTCAGGTATAAGTCAGTTAACAACACGTACCGACGTGAACAGTGATGGTATTGTTACCACTATATCGAGATTGGATTCAATTGGTCTAACTTTGGATCAGTTTATTGCCGGTGGTATTGAGTTTACCCCAGAACAAATTGAAGCAGCATTGGCAGCAGGTCTTGAGGATTTATATGCTCGACTTGATGCGGACAGTGACAAGTTAGTTGTTGAAGCGGGTAAGGTCGTTGAGTTACAAACCGACTTAATTATATTAGATTCTGATCTTGGTGCTAGAATAGATGCGGAGACTGACGCACGAGAACTTCTCGCGACTTCTGTATCATATAATGGTGGTCAGGTTACATCGCTTTCAGCAAAAACTCTACAACTAGACAATGCTGTTTTCATTAGAGATTTACAAGGTAATATCACAACAACTGCGGTTGCTCAAGCAACTAGTGATCTTGTTACTCAGATTGAGACAGTAGACGACCGTGTGACTTCGGTTCGATCAGAACTGATAACAGACTTAAATGCCGCGATTGATTCTGATATTGCCGCAGTAAGACAAGAGTTCTCTGCGTTTGTTGATAGTGCTGGTACTACTACCGCATTGTGGACACTAGACCTTCTTGCGGGAACAGAAGCTAATCCACGAGTTGCGGGTATTAAGTTTGGAAATGATGGCGCAACTGCTGACTTCACACTTACTGCTGACACTTTCAGATTTGTTAACGCAAATAACAATGAAGTTCAACCATTCACGATTGATGGTAATGAAGTATTATTATCGAATGCCAAAGTTACAGGATCACTAGATATAGGTACTAGCCAAACTGGTGAAAGAATGGAACTCACTAATAACGTTATCAGCATCTATGATGGTAATAACACAAGGAGAGTTATAATGGGATTCTTAGGCTAGTATATTATCCCTCTGGACAACAAGTAGATTATACACGATGTTTTATGTTTTGTCAAGTCATAATTTGTATTCTTTAGCTAGACAGTTTGATACGTTACCTAAAGACAATACTACAGTAATAATTAATACGTTAGACAGTACGTTTTCAGAACAAGCAAAGTCGTACTGCGAAGATAACAATATCCGTCACATGATAACAGAGAGTGATGGTACTGCCGCAACTGGAAAGAATAGTTTTTTAGATATATTCGAAAAAGACGGAGTTCCTTATGCGGTATTAGTTGATGGTGATGACTACTTGACACGAAGGGGTGTAAGGTGTTATACTGAGTTGTTGAATAGAGATGACGCACCTGACGTATTAGCGTTAAGTAATGCTCTCTCTATAGGATTCGGAGATAAAAATTCCATAGCTAGGGCGTTAGATGACAGTAGATTGAGTCTCAACCCCAAAGAACTCACGTCTAAATATGGACAGTTCGCCGAAGTATCTGACTGGAGTGAACTAGGTAAGGGAGAGATGGTAGTAGACTTGATGTTAAGAAATGGGATGCATACTCCAGATTTGGAGATTCGAGCGTTTCAATCATATATCAAGGACTTAGAATACGGAATGGGTATGGATGCTATTGCTACACGAATAACATTTATGTCTAGAAAGGTTATTCCATATAGGTTTAAGAATTTAGTGGTTGGTGAGGATACTCTCCAATACTTAGAATTAAAAGATGCTCACGAAAAGGGTGAGTTGACTATGGTGGTTCATGACGAGACAAAACCGACATACATGTATGATTCAAGATTGTCTGGAATTGCCACAGTAGAAAGCGCAAAGAATAATGGTCTAGGTTTTTTAAACTGGATGAAAGAACTTGCGAAAGAAATAACAAAATTAAAAAACGAAAACAGGTTACACTCTAGTAGGGTACCTGTTATGGAGTTGTAGGGATGAGTTACGGTTTAAAATGTTATACCGCAGGCGGTTATCTATCATTTGATGCTGACCAGATGGACACGTTCGTCCGTGTTATTACTTCAGGTAGTGTGTATTTAAATAATGGAGAATCTATAACTATAGACGCTCCAGGCTTACGTTATGCGTATACATTATGCGGAACTGCTCCATATGCAGAGTTCTCTCACTCTGTTGAAAAAAATATATCTGCCGGAACTTTTACTATTACTAATCTATCCGCAGCATCTACAATCGGTTATCTTGCTTACAAGATATAGGGTATAATATAATGGCATATGGTTTACAAATAAAGAATCCCGATGAAGATATCCTATTTGATAGTAATGAAGTTGGTCGTGGAACTGTTACTGTAAGTAAAGGGTATATAGCATTTAACACCGGTCTTACCGTTAAGGCGGGACAGTTAGTACTATTTAACATCGGAACACTACCTTTGGGTAGCAAAATCGAGATAAGCGCCACTAAAACTTGGTTATATGGTGATGTTTTTTCAATCTCCTTCTTCCCTGTAAATAGCGGTGGGTCGCCCGGCGTTACGGGAGTGAACTACGCTGTACTAGAAGATATGGCGACACTACCTAAATCGGGTAACTTCGGTTTAGTCTGTAAAACTGGCGCATATGTAACTTCTTTCGATAGTCGTATGTTTCAAACTACCGATGAAGGTGAAGTTTACATTGATAAATACCAATCTTACATGTATCCGCTTGGTCATGGTATTTATATAACTGCTCCTTATAGTGCAGAAGAATGGATTAGCGCAGCGCAACTAGAGTTTACTAGTGTAACAGGCTATACAAGAACCTTCTCTATATTGTTCAGCAACTCAGGCTCGCCCGGCACTCAAATCTTCTACGGGGGTAGCAGCTTCGTCGGTCACATATATGAGCATTCATCGGGTAGTGGATCCTATAATGTATCATACATCGGTGGTTACAGTGGAAGAACTTATACGCAATCCCTCGCCCCCTATGTTGTGGGTAAAACCCACCTTGGCGTAGAATAACATAATTTAAATTGGAGAAAATATAACATGAGCGACAATGAAAGAGGGGTTAGCCCTATAGTAGCACTTCACGATGAAAATGGAGTGATTAAAAGAACGGATTTAGATAATGGCATTTATCCCGAAGATGGTGTTACTGACCGTAATGGTCATATAATTCACCGTATCTATGAATGTGCCGGTAGTGTAGCATTAGAAGAATTTGTAAACACTCATGTATGGGATGACGAATTGGACGAATGGTTGACTGTTGACCGTCGACCTAATTATCATTCATTCTGGGATAGAAGTGTAACACCCGCGAAGTGGACATGGGACAAAGAAGTTATCAAGGGCGAGATTCGCGCTCAAAGAGATATTAAACTTCTCCATACTGATTGGGCTATGCTACCTGATGCTCCACTTTCAGCTGAAAAACGACAACAATACATTGATTACCGTCAAGCGTTAAGAGATATCACTGATACAGTAGACCTAACCGTAGTAGACTCCGTAGATAAAGTTGTTTGGCCTCAAGAAGTTTAACTTATTATACGAATCTAGATAAACCCACTTATCAACCCGTACAAAAGAATTCTTATAAATACGAGAAAGTCTTAAAATTATGGGATGATAAGTGGGTTTACACATTTCATAATCTTATAAATAACAGTGTTATTAGCAATTAATTTCAACTTAACAAAAAGAGAGCGATAATTGTGTCAGCATCGAGCATCCCATTAAAAATTAAAAATTCGAATGGTGACCTACAGGAATTCACTCCTACGGAAGAGAACTATCTTGCGTATGCGGTGGGACAAGCACTAGCATCTTCTCCTTCAAGTGATACGGGTCAAATTACTTTGACCGGTGATATGAGTATTGGTACATTTATTGATACTTTTTTCAATGAAGCAACGGGTACGCACCCTGCTTCTCAAATCACTTCCGGTTCTACCACTACTACGTTATATCAAAATGGTGGAACCGCGAATGAAGTAGGTGCGAACTTTGTCCGTCCAGTAGGATACTACGATACCTCAAATCCCGGCTTCTACGAAATGGTAGATGGTGATTTGAATAATCTTGCTAATCGAGTTCTAAGTAATCTTGCTCAAAATGATTACGTAGGTACTTTCAGATTAGCAGCATCTTCGCCTGGCGTAGACTATATTCAGTTTATTCCTAACGTATTCAAGGATACAAGGGGAGATGGAACCGAAACTCAATACAGTATCTATATAAGAAACAATATGACCGCAATTGCTGCGGTTCGTCCAGTTTCAACATCATATGATGTCAGCGGTAACTTCACTGGTTTCCGAGAAATGACTGATGATCAAATCCAGTTCACTCTTGGTCAGAGAATTAAAACACTACGCGCAACCGCAGGCAACATTGGTTCTTATCAATTGCGTTCATCTTCACAAGGTGTACCAACTGCCCCAGGCACTTGGAAGGCTGTAGGTACCGCACTAAACACTAAAAGAAATACCGCAGAAGTTTCATATGCTAGAACACGTAATAGTGCTTATACTCGTGCTCGTATTTCTTCTTATACTCGTGACCGTAACTCAACATTTAGTAGGGTTTCTACTCGCGTTAGTACTCAAGACTTCGCTGGCAACTATGTCGGCAATTATACTCGTGACTTTGCTGGCAACTATAGCCGCAACTTCGCTGGAGAATATGTTGGAGATTTCACGGGTAATTACTCTCGTGACCGTCAGTCAACTTATTCACGTGACCGCATAACTAACTTCTCTCGTACATTTACTGGCGAATATGTATTGAACCGTCAGTCAACCTACACTCGTGTTAGGTTACAGGGATTTGTTGGTAACTTTACTGGTTACTATGCCCGCGCACGTGTGTCTACATTCGCTCGTAACCGTATTACTAATTTCACTGGTGTGTTTACACGTACTCGTCCGTCATCCTATACTCGCGGCCGTGTATCAACTTACGCAGGCACATATGCTCGTACTCGTGTTTCCTCATATTCAGGAACATACTCGCGTAACCGTGTAAGTTCTTATGCGGGAACATACTCGCGTAACCGTGTTTCTGCTTACGCAGGCACATATGCTCGTACACGTTCTTCTGCTTATTCTGGTGTTTATGCTCGTACACGTGTTTCTACTTACTCAGGCACATATGCTCGAGACTTTGTAGGTAACTATTCTCGTTCATTCTCTGGCCAGTATGCTGGTGCGTTTACTCGTACACGTCCTTCATCGTTCTCAGGAACATATGGTCGTACACGTGTTTCTGCTTACGCCGGAACATATGCTCGTAACTTTGCCGGTAACTATACTCGCGGTTTTGTAGGAAACTACACCGGAGAGTTTACTCGTGCTCGTGGTTCAACGTTCTCAGGTACTTATTCACGTAATCGTGTTTCTGCTTACGCCGGAACATATGCTCGTAACCGTGTTTCAACTTATTCTGGTGTTTATTCGAGAACTCGTACTTCAGCATACTCTGCTGATTACACAAGAACTCGTATCACTGACTATACTCGTGACCGTGTAACTAATTTCGCTGGTATTTACTCAAGAGCTCGCGTATCTGCTTATGTTCGCAATCGTGTAACTAACTTTGCCGGTAACTTCGTCGGTAACTATGCTAGAAATTTTGTCGGAGACTATGCTAGAAATTTTGTCGGAGACTATGCTCGTGCTTTTGCTGGCGACTTCGTTGGTAACTATGCTCGTACATCTACTCGTACATCTGCTCGTACTCGTTACTCAGCTTACGCCAGAACACGCATCACTAACTATGTTGGTGACTTTACTCGCGATTCTACCATAACTTCAACACGAACTCGTTATTCAGCTTACGCCAGAACACGCATCACTAACTATATTGGTGACTTTGCTCGTGATCGTGTAACTAACTTTGCGGGTAACTTTGTAGGTAATTATGCTACTACCTTTACTGGTGACTTCGTAGGTAACTACGCGACTACCTTTACTGGCGACTTCGTAGGTAACTACGCGACTACCTTTACTGGTGACTTCGTAGGTAATTATGCTACTACCTTTACTGGTGACTTTGTAGGTGATTATGCCCGAAACTATGTCGGCGACTATGCTGGTGACTTCGTAGGTAATTATGCCCGTACTCGCATAACTGATTATACTCGTACCCGTGGTTCTGCTTACGCACGTACTTCTACACGTACTCGTTACTCAGCTTACGCTCGTAATGCAATTCAGACTTCAACTCGTACGCTAGCTTATACTCGTGTATTGTATTACGCAGGAAACTTTGTCGGTAACTATCTCCGACCTGTAACATACACTGGTAACTATACTCGTGGCGTAACATACACTGGTAACTATACTCGTGGCGTAACATACACTGGTAACTATAGTCGTCCCGTAACATATACTGGTAACTATACTAGAGTTGATACATACACTCGTGCTCCCTCATTTATCGGAGACTATGTCCGTTATTCAAACCCATACAATACCATGATATCTTATATGGGTAACTATACTAGTACGACATCTTATATTGGTAACTATAGTCGTTCAAGCGCGGCGACGGCGGCTTACTCACGCACTGCCGGAACTTATGCGCGATATCAAGGATATTGGCAGTTCTACACCCTGACTGTGTACTACACGCGTGTAACAGGGTACTTCATTACTTCTTATACTCGTACATCAACAGCAACAGTTGATTATACTCGTACCCGTCTCGTATCTGCAGCAGAGTACTATACTCGTACCCCAGTGTATACCGGTAACTATACGCGTACCGTTGATTACACACGTGCTCGTGCCGCAACAGAAACATATACACGTGATCGTGCCGCAACATTAGATTACACACGTGCTCGTGCCGCAACATTAGATTACACACGTGCTCGTGCTGCGAATGAAGATTACACACGTGACCGCGTGACTGATTTTACTGCTACCGGCTATTATACTCGTGTTGGATACTACGCTGGCGACTACATTGGTGACTATGCTCGTGGTTATGCTGGCGACTTCGTTGGTAACTACGCAAGAGACTTCGTCGGTAATTACGTTGGTGACTTCGTTGGTGAATATGCTCGTACATCAACACGTACATCAACACGTACTCGTCCATCAGCATACTCTCGTACACGTGTTACTCCTTACGTGGGTGACTTTACTCGTACACGCATCACCAACTATGTTGGTGACTTTGCTCGTACACGTGTTACTAACTATGTTGGTGACTTTGCTCGTACACGTGTTACTAACTATGTTGGTGACTTTGCTCGTGATCGTGTAACTAACTTCGCAGGAAACTTCGTCGGTAACTACGCAACTACTTTCACTGGTGACTTCGTTGGCAACTATGCTCGCGGCTTTGCGGGTGACTATGCCGGTAACTATATTGGTAACTACGCAACTACTTTCACTGGCGACTACGTTGGTAACTATGCTCGTGCCTTCGCAGGTGACTTTGCTGGTGACTTCGTTGGTGAATATACTCGTACATCTACACGTAGTCGTGTTTCTGCTTATGCCCGTACTCGTGTTTCTGCTTATGCCCGTACTCGTGGTAGCGCATACACTCGTGATCGTATAACTGACTTTGCCGGTGACTTTGCGGGTAACTACGCAAGAACATTTGCTGGCGAATATGCTCGTAACTACGCGGGTAACTTTGCCGGTAATTACGTCGGTGACTTTGTGGGTAACTACGTCGGTAACTACGCACGTGACTTCTCTGGTCAATATACTGGAGTTTACTCTCGTGGTTTCGCTGGCGAATATGCTGGTACTTACTCACGCGGTTTCTCTGGACAATATACTGGCGTATATGCTACCTCTTATACTGGTAACTATAGTCGTGATTTCGCGAGAACTCGTGTTTCTGCTTATGCCCGTACTCGTGTTTCTGCTTATGCTGGTACTTACTCACGTAATTTTGCGGGTGAATACACTGGTGCGTATGCTACTTCTTATGTTGGTAACTATGCTCGTGACTTCTCAAGAACTCGTGTAGAGACTTATTCCCGTACACGTCCATCGTCGTACACTGGTACTTACTCTCGTGGATTCGTTGGTGAATATACTGGTACTTACTCACGTGGTTTTGTAGGCGAATACGCTGGTACTTACTCACGTGGATTCGTTGGTGAATATACTGGTACTTACTCACGTGGATTCTCTGGTCAATACACTGGTGTTTACTCACGCAATTTTGCGGGTGAATACGCTGGTACTTACGCAAGAACATTTGCGGGTAACTACTCACGAGACTACGCTGGTAACTATACTCGTGATTTCGCAGGCGATTTCGCAGGTAACTACGCAAGAACATTTGCTGGCGAATATGCCGGTGCGTACACAACTGAATTCGTAGGTGACTTTACTGGTAACTACGCAAGAACATTTGCGGGCAACTATATCCGTAACCGTGTTTCTGCTTACGCCGGTAACTTCATTGGTAATTACACTCGTGGATTCTTAGGTGAATATACTCGTAACTCAACTGATACTTTCAGCCGAGTTCGAGTGTCTGCTTACTCGCGACTACGTACTTCAGCATACTCTGCTGATTACACTCGGGTTCGTACATCATCATATGCTGGCGACTTCACTGGTGACTATGCTCGTGACTTCACTGGTAATTACTCAAGAGACTTTGCTGGTAATTACTCTCGCGCATTTGTTGGTGATTATGTTGGTACCACAATTCAATCGTCTTACTCGACAGTTGAAGCATATACTTTATATGTAAGAACCGCATAATATTTGACAACAGACTGATATTAGTGTATAATGGTTAATAAATTGGGTGGGTCAGAAATGGCCCACTTATTTTTATCATATATAATACTGAATTGAATTTAATACCCCTTTTGGAGAATGAATAGATGAGTTACAGAAAGTGGATGGACAATGCTTTTTGGGAAACAGACGCAAAAGATAAGTTGAACTGTATCCTAGAAATGGAAGATGATGTTGGAAGAGTAACAAGGCAAGTAATGTTACTGAACCGTGTAGATAAAGACGGTAATCCAAATGAGTTGTTTGATGAAGTCATCGGGTCTGTAGGTGAAGATAACATTGATAAAGAAACAACTAATCGGGTAACACGCAAAAATGCCGAGCAAGAAGAAGAAAAGCAGCGCGAACTAGAACACCAGAAGGCGCGTAAGTTAGAGAAACTCTTCAATTATAAATTAGAAGCATTTGAGGTTGATGAGATTAAAGCCTCTAAGAACCGCAAATTAAAAGGAAAGTTACGTCGTGCGAAGTCTCGTATCGAAGTAGACTTGTACTCTATTCTCATTCTACAGGAATCTCTGGAAGGGACTGAGTAATGGAGAAGACCAAAGGGTTCGTAATTGTAGCATCAAATAAACCTAACTTTTATTTGTATGCTCTTAACCTCGCAGAAAGTCTAAGAGACTTCTATGAGGATTGTAAAATCTGTCTCGTGACAGAAGAAAAATATATTGACGAACGTGGTTATGATGTTGCCGATGATGTTATTATCTGCGACAACCATTATCGTGCTAAGTTATGGGGTATGGCACGTTCGCCATATGACATAACAATGTATATTGATGCTGACATGGAATGTGAGCACGAAGACATCATCAAGGTATGGGATGAGATGAAAGACTACGATGTGGTATTCTCTGAACTGACTGATGATCGCGACTACATTTATGCGGAACGTGATTTCTCCACACCAGAAGGTATGGCTAAATTTACTCTTTGTGGTGGGGTATGTTTGTATGATATGACTAAACCAATCGTCCGCGAATTTATGCAGGATTGGTGGGATTTAACATACAAGCAAATGAATGATACTTGGTGGCCCGAAGGTTATATTGATTCTCTAAAGTCTTGGGATCAGTTCTCCCTCTGGTGGTTGACCGAGAAAGAAGAAAAATATAAGGATCTCAAAGTTGGTATCTTCGATGACGACTTGAGATGGAATTATTACAATGCCTTCAACTGGGCAAGAACTAAACCTGAGACAGGGCCCGTGATTTTACGTCACTTCTCTGCTGGTTTAAATAAGGACACACCAATCGTATGACACAGGTAAACGACCAATATCTAAAGCATATCGACGTTAATAATCCAGAACTTCTGGAGATACTTGGGGAATATGCTAAACTTCATACTTGGGCTGGTTTTGAAAAGAACTGCCACTTGAATGGAGCAGAACATATTCGCCAGCGTAGTTACTACGTCGGCGCGCCATATATGAACGAAATTCTTGACCAGAAGACTGCTCATGAAGGGTTCCCTGACCAACTAGTAGGATATAACTTCAAGTTATCCGAACGGGCTCACTCAATGTTTGAGGGTGATGCTGACCCTATCTTTAAAAGAGACCTCACTAGACACCTAGGTGAGTTGAATGATAGGATGATGAACTTCTTATCAGTTAAACATAACGCATTGTGCGCAGTATACCCGCCAGGCGGATATATCTCTTGGCACAATAATGCTAACGCTCCGGGCTTCAACCTAATCTTCTCTTATTCTGGAGATGGTTCTGGTTACTTTGATTACATTCATCCTGAAACTAAGGAAGTTGTTCGTTGCCAAGACAAGCCCGGCGTGTGGACTTGTAAAGCCGCATACTTCGGACACTACCGTGAACCAGAAACCCTTCTTTATCACGCAGCTGCTGCCGATACTGACTGGCGTTGTACAGTATCTTATGTATTTGATACTACTGATGGTTCAGATGCTCTACGTGATCTAGTATTGGAAGACATTGCGTCTGCTGAATAAAATATGATTTGCTAATTCTTAAGGCCTCAGATTGTTATAAATAGTACTAGATAATTTTACTAATACAATCTGAGGTTTTAGGGATGGCAGCTTACGAAGATTTTACAATAGACCAAGGCACAGATATTGCTTTTCAGATAGAGCTTACTGAAGCTGATGGTTCTGTGAAAGATTTAAGTGCTTATACTGTATCCGCCAAAATGAAGCGGAACTTCAACAGTAAAGACGAAGACACTATCGAGTTCTCTGCGATGGTCGCTGACCCGTCATCCGACGGTATCCTAGTATTATCCCTCACAAATGAGCAGACTGATGCCCTATCTACCCGTGGTAGGTACGTGTATGATGTCGAAATAACCTATATCGATGCGAACGGATATCCCGTAGTAGAGCGTATTTTAGAGGGGAAAATTAAAGTATCTCCTTCGGTAACAAGGTAAACATACATGCCTATTCGCAAAGTTTCTATATCTAATGGCGGCACAACTCATATTAATACGAGTGCCTCCACTAGTTCTGGTACTCAAGTTAAAAGAGTTACTTTAGGTAGACCTGTACAGAGAGTCACTGCTACTGGAAGTAGTATCGGTGGACTTTCTGACATTAATTTTGAATCTCCACATCCAGAGGATGGAGATGTTCTAGTGTACCACGGCACTGATGAAAAGTGGCACGCTCAAAAACTTTTAGACAAACAAGTGATCAATGGGGGTCAATACTAAATGGCGTCAATAATAAGAATTAAACGTTCCGGTGTAGCGGGGAATCCATCTGTCCTCGCACAGGGTGAACTCGCCTATTCATATCTAGCAAATAATGGGGCGAATGGTGGTGATCGATTATATATTGGCACTGGCACAGAAACAAACGAAGATGCGGTCAACCATACCGTCATAGGTGGTGCGTATTACGTCAACCTATTACACGGTGAAGGTGCTGCGCAGTATGGTAGTAACTTACCTAACAAAGCGCTCATCGTCGACTCAGACGGTGCGGTAGACTTTTTAAAGGTAGGAACCCCAACTGATCCCAGTCATGTAACAAACAAAGCATACGTTGACGGGATACTATCTGCGCAAGAGTTGGGGTCTAACTTCTTATTCTCTGGTGACAGTGGTTCTGGTAGTATTTTCCTAGCAACCGAAGCAATCACCTTTGCCGGTGGTCGTGGTATTACTACCCTTGCGGACTCAGATGCTAACTCGTTAACAGTTAGTCTGGTACCCACTGGAGTTACTGCGGGAGACTACGGTTCTCAGACTGAAATCCCAACCTTTACTGTTGATTCAGACGGTCGTATTACTGCGGCTAGTACTGTAAATATTGGTACTAACCTAACAGTAAATGGCGACAGTATTTCTCTGTTGGATTCAGACCTAACGTTTAGTGGTTCTGATAACGTCAATGTAGCATATGACACAGCAACAAACACTGTCAATGTTTCACTAGAACCTAATGTTCTTGACCTCAATTCAATAGAAGTTGGTAACCTAAAACTAACAGGTAACACACTATCTTCTACTGATAGTTCCAACACCCTATACATTGACCCTGCTCCGACAGATTCGGACGGTGGTACATTAGTAATCCGTGGTGACCTTGTTGTTCAAGGTACCCAGACAATAATTAACTCGACAGTAATGTCGGTTAATGACCTTACACTTACTCTTGCTGATGAAGCATCCACCCCAGCAGAAGCTGATGGTGCTGGTATCTTTATTGCGGGTGCTGATGTATCAATAGTATACAACGCATCCAAAGACCAGATAGATATCGACAAAGGACTTAATGTTCTTGCTCCACTATCTATTAATGATGTAGAGATCGGTGAATTCATCGATGATAAAGTTGCTAACCTCTTAACTGCTGGCGAAGGTATTGATCTAACATATTCCGATGAAACCAATGAATTAATCATTGCTGCGGAATTAGCAACAAACTCTAATGCGGGTGTCGCATCTTTCGACTCTGCCCAGTTTGCGTTAAACGCAGGCGCGGTAACCATTACGCATTTAGACGGTGGAACTTATTGATATAAATAAGCATTAAGTAGATCATATATTTTATGGTTTTAGCTAGTCGCCTTATATAAGGTCGAGTGAAAGAGGAAGCCAACATTGGCACGTAACGTAGATATTCGTTTAAGACGAAGTGCTGTCGCAGGCAACGTCCCAACGATAGAGCAGTTGAACCTCGGTGAGTTAGCAGTAAACACCGCAGATGGTAAACTGTACTTAAAAAGACAGTACGATGGTATTGAACAGGTTATTGAAGTCGGTGGTGACGCACGATCCGGCTTAGTAAGTACTTTCAATACGTATATCTACACGTCTGACGGAACGCTATTGACGCTCTCCGGAGCAGACGATTACGGAAATTATCTTTCATACGACCTTGCTTCCCCCCGAAGAATTCAAGTATACCTCAACGGTGTTTTACTACACCAAGGTATAGACTATACAGCAGCTGATGGTTCCTCTATAACCTTCGCCTTTCCTATTGGCGTAGATCAAGTAGTTCAAGTTGCGGCATATAACTCAGACGGTGCGTCCATTGACGCAGACCTCATACTAGACGATGGATTTTCGTTTACCGTTGGTACCGATGAAGAGACTAAGTTCTATCATAATGGTACCAACACGATTTTAAAACATCTTGGTTACAACGGTGGGGATTTAAAGATCCAATACCGCGATAGTGACCGTATTGATGTTGATAGTGCTGGAGTAAATATATTCGGCGACTTCCGTCTTAATGGCGAATCTGTTGTTACTCTAGCGGATGTTATTAATACCATCAATACTGAGGTTGACACTGGATTTGTTGAAGCACTGAATATAAGTGCTGCCTCCGTATCTTATGTACCTGATAGTGACATGATTGCTACCAACGTTCAGGATGCGATTGATGAACTACATAGTACCAAACTAGACATTTCTGCCCTTAACGCCTCTATTGTATTATATCCAACGACCACTACTATTGCTGTTGACGGTATATACACGAAGATGGTCACTTCTATCGGTGACTCAGATTTTAATGCCGTTGCTGTAGATATCAACACTGGAACCATATCTGGGGCCGATCAGTTGATTGCGTCACTTGCTACGGAACAGGGTGTATTAATAGGTAACACTGGTGTTATTAACATTCATACTGTTGGTAACGTGAGAGTTAATCCAGATGGCTCTGGCGGTTCAGCATCATTCTATTTCGAAGTATATAAAAGAAGTGCTGCTGGTGTAGAGACTTTATTATCTACTTCATCAACCACAAGCAAAATTTCTCTAGATACTTATGGTGAGTTTTACGCAGATGCGTTATTACCAGCAACTGATTTCACCGCAACTGACCGTGTAGTAATAAAATACTATGGTAATGAAATTACTGGTAATGTTAACACTACATATGATTTTCAGTTTGGTGGTACATCTCCTGTACGGTCTAATTTTCCAGTACCCGTATCTGTAATACCACAGAATGTACTGGAGGCCTTGTCAGGGGGTTCTGGTATTGACTACAGCTCTGCGACAGGTGTCATCTCAGTAGATAATACTATTGCGACTAAGACCTATAGCGAGTTGTACGCGCACTCTGCGGCAGACTCTGCGGCATCGGTCGTATTGCTCGCTGCTAAATCTTATGCTGTAGAACAAGACTCTGACACTCTAGTATTAGCAAAATCTTATGCGTCTTCAAATGATGCGATTACATTACAATCAGCAAATGACTACGCAGAAAGTCAAGATGTTATAAATCTTCAATTAGCTAAAGATTATACTGAACTATATACAGACTCGGCAGTCTTACTAACACTAAACTCAGCAAACGTTTATACCGACAGTTCAGTATCAAACATTCAACTGGTTTTAGAGAACTACACTAACTCTGCTATATCTGCCGCCTTAATAACGGCAGACGCCGCTGCGGTAACATACACCGACAGCGCAATTAGTATTGCTATATCAAATCTTATCGATGGCGCGCCTCAAGTACTTGATACTTTGAATGAAATATCGGCAGCCTTAGGTGACGACTCCGACTTTATCGGAACAGTACAAAACTGGATTAATCAAAAGTTAGACGCTAACGCCACAACAGATGTTATAGAAGAAGGCGTTAATAACTTATACCTTACAGAAGAACGTGTAAGACAATCATTATCTGTGTCTAATGGGTTATCATTCAACCCATCTACAGGTGAATTCGGTATTGACAGTTCGGATGATGTAACCTTCTCATCTGTTACAGCTGCGACTTTTGTAGGTAATCTACAAGGTAATGCGGACACTGCGACAGATGCAGACCAACTCGACGGGCAACATGGTTCATATTATAGAGTTAATATTTACGATATAAATGGAACTTTAGTTAACTAGAACTTCATATCAGAAAATCTATTTATTATAAATAACATCATATATTAACTCTAATAAAATAGATGACACATCACTATGATCAACGGAAAATCTTTTAACAGGGTATTTGCTGAGAGCTTATTTAATCTAGCATCTCAGAAAAAATCTAAAGTTGAAGAATCGCCTGGCTCAGAGACGGAGATATTCGAACTTATCGAAGGTACTTCTTCTTCCACCAATGACAACTCAATCATACCTGAAGCACAACATATTATTGCTGACGGTGAAACCGCGATATTTACATTAAATGCTGCTCCTTCTAGGGCGGATCTTGTAGATGTTTGGGTGAATGATGTTCTTCAACACCATGTTGAGACATATGACACTATTGGTGATGTCATTCAGTTCAGTGAAATCCCCCCGCAAGGGACGGACATTTATATTAAATTTCGTTAGTATATTATTAAACGTTTAAACACAATCCTAACTAAAACCTCATGGAGATTACTCAATGTCATTTAGACAAATTAAATCACCAGCATTAGCAGATCGGTCTATAATTAGTACCAAACTAGACTCAAGTGCTGTTACGGGACAAACCCTTCTTACCGGAATGGCCAATCCTGCAGATTGCTTTACGCTGCTATACGATGTAGGTTCTGACTCGCTTAAGAAAATTAGTACTGCGGCATTCTTCGGAAGCTTTGATACTGACGACTTGGCAGAAGGTTCCAAACAGTACTTTACACCGCAACGCGCTCAAGACGCTGTTGCCGCAGATATTGCTTCTGCTGTTGCTGTAGAAACTGCTCGTGCTACTGCTGCTGAAGGTGTTAACGCAACTTCAATCGTAACTGAAACAAATCGTGCTACCGCTGCTGAAGTTGCTAACGCAACTGCTATTTCAACAGAAACAAATCGCGCAACTGTTCGCGAAAACGCAATCGAATCCGCATACCAGACAGCTGACGCTGCCTTATCAGTTCGTATTGATAACATTCTAACAAATACTGATTCTGACGCACTTAACTCTCTAGCAGAAATTGTTGTTGCTTTCCAAAACGCTGATAGTGTATTGACCGCGTCTACTATTGCTAACTCTAGTGCTATCTCGGGTGAAGTCGCTCGCGCCACTGCTGCTGAGACTGCTAACGCAACTGCTATCGCTAGTGAAGTAACTCGCGCAACTGGCGTTGAAGCTGGTCTACAGTCTTCAATCACTAGTGAAGCGGCAACTCGTTTGGCTGCCGATGGTGCTCTTGACGCTCGTTTGACTGTTGCTGAAGGTGATGTAAGTTCACTAGAAACTGATCTTGCCGCAGAAATTTCTCGCGCTGGTCAAGCAGAACAAGTTAACGCATCTGGTCTTGCTGCGGAAATCGTTCGTGCGACTGGAGCAGAAGCTGCTAACGCTACTAACCTTCAAGCAGAAATCACTGCTCGTGCCGCTGCTGACACTTCAGTCCGCGTTGACATGACTTCATTGATTACTAATGGTGATGCTGCAACTCTTGTATCTGCTAAAGCAAATGACAACCTACTAATCGGTGACGCATCTGTCGACGGTTCTTCAGGTAATACTGTTACTGATCGTGTTAGTTCAGCAGTTGCTACTGAAACAACTCGTGCGCAGGGTCAAGAATCTGCTATTCGTAGTGAATTTGCTCTTGCCGATAGTGACCTTCAATCAGGTCTAGACGCAGAAATCGCTCGTGCTACTGCTGCTGAAGGCGTTAATGCTTCCGCAATCTCTACAGAGACTAGTCGTGCGACTGGTGAAGAAAGTCGAATCGAAGCGAAATTGGACAATGTTATTGCTAACACTGATCCCGCCGCTCTTGATTCATTGACTGAAATCGTTGCTGCGTTCGTATCTGCTGACTCTGATATGTCTGCGTTGATCGCGTCAAACACTGTAGCAATTAATGCTGAAGCTGGTGTTCGCGCATCTGCGGACTCAGTACTACAAACTAATATCACAACTGAAGCATCAACTCGCTCAGGTGCTGATACTACTTTACAATCTAATATTACTGCTGAAGCAACTGCTCGAATTGCCGGTGATGCCGCAACTCTTGTATCTGCCCAAACAGATGCGACTTCTAAAGCAGACGCTGCTGAAGCTGCCGCTATCGTTCACGCAGACGCACAAGACACCGCACTTATCGGTGACGCATCTGTTGATGGTACTGTTGGTAATACTCTTACTGCTCGTATCGCAACTGCTAAATCTCAAGCATCTACTTACACTGACACAAAGGTTTCTGCTGAAGCAGCAACTCGTTTGGCAGCTGATAACGCATTGTCTCTACGCGCATCTGCATTAGAAGGTGATGTTTCAACTCTTCAAGGTGAGATGGATACTGTTGAAGCAGACATCCTTGCTGAGACTGCTCTACGTGTATCTGGAGACGCAAGTGTTCAGGCAGGTCTTGCTGCAGAAATCACTCGTGCTACTGCTGCGGAAGGTGTTAACGCATCAGCAATCCTAGCGGAAACTACTCGTGCTACTGCGGCAGAAGTTGCTAACGCAACCGCAATCTCTAACGAAGTAACTCGCGCATCTGGTGTCGAAAGTGGACTACGTGTTGATGTAGACGCAAACACTGTTACTGGTGCTGCTAACGCTGCCGCAATTAGTGTCGAGACTACTCGTGCTCTTGCTGCTGAAGCTGTCAACGCATCTGGTCTTGCTGCAGAAATCGCTCGTGCTACTGCTGCGGAAGGTGTTAACGCAACTTCAATCGCAACTGAAGCTGGATTACGTGCTGCTGGCGATGTTGCTCTACGTACTGACGTTGACGCGAATGCCCTATCAATCTCTGGTGTTGACTCTGATCTTTCTGTTGAAATCGCTCGTGCTACTGCCGCAGAAGGTGTTAACGCATCTGGTCTTGCTGCAGAAATCGTTCGTGCTACTGGCATTGAGTCTGGTCTACGCACTGACGTTAACACAGTAACCGGTCGTGTTGATGCTATCATCGGTACTTCTCCAGAAACTCTTGATACACTTCAAGAAATCGTTGCTGCGTTCGAAGGTGCTGATTCAGACATCCAGAACATTATCAATAACAACTCTGGTCGTTTGACTGCTGCTGAAAGTGACATCGATGCTGTTGAAGTACGCGCTACTGATTTAGAGTCACGCTCAACTGCTCTTGAAGGTCGTGCTACTACTCTTGAGTCTGTGCAATTAGCACAAGGTGGTCGTCTAACAGTTAACGAAGGTGACATTGACGGTCTAGAATCTAAAGTTGGCGTTGCCACTCTAGGTACTACTGCTACTAACCTATCTGCTGCTATCAATGAAATCCACTCTGAACTAGATGTTGAAGCTGGTAAAGTTTCTACACTACAAGGTGAGATGACTGCTGTTGAAGGTCAAGTCACAGTTCTAGAAGGCGAAATGAATGCTGTTGAAGCTGAACAAGCTCTACAGGCAGGTCGTTTAACAGTTAACGAAGGTGACATCGACTCACTAGAATCTAAGATGGGTTCTGGCGTATTCGCTACAACTTCACAAACTGCTGTTGGTTCTTCGAACGAACTACACGGTGAAATCAATGCTATTGAAGCTCGCGTAGATTCTGCTGAAGCAGACATCCTTTCAAACGCTGCTGCTATCTCAGCTGAATCTTCTCGTGCGCTTGGTCAGGAAACTGCCATCCGTTCAGAATTTGCTGCTGCTGATACTGCCATAACTTCTGCTTACATTGCTGCCGATGCGGTTGTTCTTTCATCTGCCTCTGTCGACGCAACTACTAAAGCGAACAACGCTGAAGCAGCTGCTAAGATTTACGCAGACACTATTGTTGGTGACGAAGTAGTTGATCGCACGAACGCTGATGCCGTATTACAATCCGCAATCGATGCTGAAGTAACTGCCCGTCTAAGTGCTGACGCTACTCTAAGTTCACGTGCTACTGTACTTGAAACTGAAATGACTGCGACTCAGTCAGGTGCTGGTCTTGCTGCTAACGGTAACTATGTTGCTCCAAGTGGTACTAACTTCCTAGACACTGCTGTTACATTGAAAGATGCTGATAGTAAATTGGATGCTGCTCTTAAAGCGGAACAGACTCGTGCTCTTGCTGCTGAAGGCGCAAACACTACTTCAATCAACAACGAAATTGCTGCTAGAATCGCGGGCGACTCTGACCTACAGGTTAGTCTTGACGCGGAAGTATCACGTGCTCTTGCTGCTGAAGGTGTATTGACATCTAACGTTTCTATTAACGCTGCTTCGATTGTGACTGAATCTAATTCACGTCAAAGTGCCGATGCTAACTTACAGTCTCAGATCGACTTTATTAAAGCCAACACTGATTCTGCTGCTCTGGATTCGTTAACTGAAATCGTAGCTGCCTTCCAGGCTGCTGACGGTACTCTTACTGGTCTAGTATCTCAGAACCAAACTGATATCGCAACTAACGCTTCAGGTCTTGCTGCGGAACTTACCGCACGTGCGGCACAGGGTTCTGCGATTCGTGGTGAGTTCGCTGCTGCTGACACTCTTCTTCAGACAAACATTAACGGTAAGGTTTCTAAGTCTGGCGATGCGATGTCTGGCGATCTAGACATGTCCGGTAACAAGGTCGGTGGTCTTGCAGACGGTACGGTTTATGCTGACGCAGTTAACAAAGGTCAGTTGGACGCGGGTCTTGCTGCACAGCATATCTCTCAGTTTGATACTAGCGACCTTCTAGAAGATCCGAATGGTACTAACCTTTACTTCACAAATGCTCGCGTTCACGCGGCAGTATCCGTCACTGACGTTTCTGGTGAAGGTAATGTTTCTGTAACAAACGGTGTGTTCTCTTTAAACACTGCTAAGGCATTCGTTGAACTAACTGATGTTACAGATTCAACTATCACTGGTAAGGAAGGTTTTGTTGCTCGTGTTAAGACTGATGGTTCTGGTATCGAACTTGTTGACCCAACACAGCTGGCGTTTAACAATGCTCAACGTCAGACTATTAGTGGTGACGGTGCTCAGACTACATTCGCATTAAACTTCGCAACTCTAGAAGCTAACGCGATGGTATTTGTTGGTGGTGTTGTACAGGATCCATCTGTACACTATAACATCGACTCTGAAGCACAGACAATCAGTTTCAACGCAGCGATTCCTGTTGGTACACAAGCGGTAGTTATCGCTCAGTCTACTAACTCGGTTGGTGTACTAGATCCTAAGTCTGTTGGTCTAGAAACTCTTGCTGATAACATCAAAGTCTTCGAACAAGGCAATGATATTGTTGTAGGAACTTCTGCTACAGTAGTTTCTTCATTCAACTCAGCAAACTACCGAACTGCTAAGTACATCGTTACTGTCGCAAATGGTAGTGAGTTCGAAACACGCGAATGTCTAGTTATTCACAACGGAACTGACGCTTTCATCACTGAATACGGTATCGTATACACTGGTGCGGCATTACTAGGTGATACTGATATACGTGTTACTGGTTCTACTGTTGAACTATTATACACTTCTGTATCAGCTGGTTCTGTAGTTTCTGTATCTGCTACATACGTCGACGCATAATAACTTTAACCCTAGGTGGAGGGGGATTCGTCCCCCTCCGCAAATAAAAATTCTAAAACAAAGGTAATAAAATGTCTTCGAACAAAAAATTTAGAATTCAGAATGGCGTTAACATAATCGGTGAACTGTCTATCGATGATATTACTATCATTGATGCGAACGGTAACGTTAGTGCGGATGCGATTGCTACCGCAGTTGCGTCACTAACCGCAGGCGACTTGGCTGATTTGCAGGCACAGGTAACTACAATTCTTGGGAGTTCTCCGGAATCTCTGGATACTTTACAAGAGATTGTTGCTGCTTTTGAAGCTGCGGACAGTACTTTAACCGGAACTGTTGCTGCTAACGCATCTGCTATTACTACAATTAATAACACTCTGGCGAGTGGAGTCGCAACTCCTGCTGACATTAGTGGCTTAGATTCCGATATTGGTGTCCTAGAAACATTTGTCAAAGGTGGTGCTTCACTTTCAACTGTCGCGACTAATGTTGTTCCGGCAATTAACGAACTAGTATCTGAAGTTGCTACTGTAAAAAGTGCGCAGACCGGAGATACTACAACTCTAACTTCAGCAATTAATACTGCTAAATCAGAAGCAATCTCTGCAGCATCTGCTGACGCAACTACTAAAGCAGACGCTGCTGAAGCTGCTGCAAACGCATATACTGATACTGAAGTTGCCGCATTGGTTGCTTCTGCTCCTGGCGCACTAGATACTCTTAACGAGTTGGCAGCTGCCTTGGGTGACGACGCGAACTTTGCGTCATCAATTACTGCGTCTATCGCAACTAAAGCTGACGATACTGCGACTACTGCTGCTCTTGGTCTCAAGGCAAACGCATCTGATGTTGCTGCATCATTTAGTGCGGAAGAATCTGCTCGTGACAGTGATGTCCTTGCAGCAATCGCTACCTCATCCGCAGACGCGACTTCTAAAGCAGACGCTGCCCAACTGGCGGCGGAAACTACGGCATCCGCAGACGCAACTACTAAGGCAGATGCTGCCAAAGTGGCAGCGAACGCATATGCGGTTTCTATTGTTAGTAGCACTGTTGACGCTGAAGCGAATACTCGTGCCGCTGCTGATACCGCGTTAAGTTCTCGTATAACTGCGGTAGAAGGATATTCTACTACTGATATTCCACAAGGTTCTAATGAGTACTTCACTACTGCCAAGGCACGTGCGTCGGTACAAGCTGGTACTGGATTGTCTTATAACCAATCAACCGGTGAGTTTTCAACTAACCTAGTTGCTGGTGACGGTGTTAGTGTATCTGGTGGTACTATCTCTATTGATGGTACATCTATCGGGCAGAATTTGGTTCCTTCTCTAGATGACACGTATAGTCTTGGTTCTCCGGACAAAGTATGGCGTGATGTGTATATCGGCCCTGGCTCATTATACATCAACGGTACTAAAATCCTTGAGGACAACAGCGGTACAATCACAATGTACGCGGACTCAGGTCAGAACCTATCATTCGGTACTTCCGGTGGTGGTGTAATTGATCTAAACGCTGGTTCAGAATCTATTCAGGTTAAATCTAATTTTATCCTGTCTTCTGGCAAAACAATCACAACTGTTGGTGGCGCTGCTACTCAATTCGGCGGTGACGTTGAAATGAATGGTAACTGCATCTTTAATGTTGCGGTTCCACAAACAGACGGCGAAGCTGCTAACAAAGGATATGTTGATAGTAAGATTGCTGCTGATCACGTAGGTAATAAGTCTTTCTTAGGCGACGTTGATGTTCAAGGTAATTTATCTGTTCAAGGTACTGTAACTACAGTTAACTCTGAGACTATCTCATTAGCAGATAACATCATTGACTTGAACTCAAATGTTACTTCTGGTACTCCGACTGAGAATGCTGGTTTCCGCGTAATGCGTGGTGACGAAGCTGCTGCTCAGATTCGATGGAATGAAACCTCAGATCAGTGGGAAGTATTCGACGGTTCTTCTTACACTAAGATTGCGCTATCTACTAGCGACCTAGTGGAAGGTTCTAATGAGTACTTTACTGATGCTAAAGCAAAATCAGCTGTTGCGGCAGATATCGCATCTGCGGTTACTGCTCTAGACAATGACCTACAGGGACAGATTCATACTCTAAGTTCTGGTGCGTCTACTGAAGCATCAACCCGTGCGTCTGCTGATAGTGTACTTCAAGGTAATATCACGGCAGAAGTTACTCGTGCTACTGCTGCGGAAGGTGTTAATGCGACAGCAATTTCATCTGAAGCATCAACCCGTGCGTCTGCTGATACTACTCTCCAGAGTAATATTGATGCGGAACAACTTGCTCGCGAAAGTGCTGACAGTGATCTACAGAGTCAGATTACAGCAGAAGTTACTTCACGCGCAAACGCTGTATCAGGTCTAATCACTGATGTTGCGAATGCTAATACTGCTCGTATCACAGGTGATAACAACCTACAAGCGGCAATTACTTCTGTACAGAATGCGGTTAACGCAATCACTACCGGTACAATTCCTGCTCTAGATACTATAGTAGAAGTTGTTGCTGCGTTTGAGGCTGCTGACGGTAATTTACAGTCATTGATGAGTGGAAACTCTTCAGCGATTAATGTTATTGACGGTCGTGTAGATACTTTAGACTCAGATATGGCAGTGGTTCAGGGACTCGCATCTGCCACAGCATCTACAGTAGCTGTTCAGGGTGGTCGTCTGTCTACTGAAGAAGGTAATGTTGATTCGTTACAGACATTCACTGGTATAGGTACTGCTCTTGATACTACTGCTGCTTCACTAGCAGTTGCTATCAACGAACTACACGGTGAATTAAATACTGCTGTCACTTCAATCAGTAACGAAATCACTCGTGCTACTGCTGCGGAAGGTGTCAACGATACTGCGATTACTTCGGAAGCATCAGCTCGTTCTGCTGCGGATATCCTCTTACAGGGTAACATTGATACAGAAGCATCAACTCGTGCGGCTGCTGATAGTGACCTACAGGTCGGTCTTGCTGCCGAATTGGTTGTTCGTGCTGCCGGTGATACTACTCTCCAGAATAACATTAACACAGAAGTTGCGTTACGTGTTGCTGGTGATAATTCACTTCAGAATCAGATTAACAGTATTGTCTCTAACACTGATCCAGCTGCTTTGGATTCATTGACAGAGATTGTTGCTGCTTTCCAATCTGCTGATGGAACGTTACAAGGATTGGTCAGTTCTAACAATGCTAGTATCTCTACTTTAAATACTAAAGTAGGTGCTATCGAAAATTGGGACACTGATGACCTAAGTGAAGGTACTAACAAGTACTGGACTCCGGAACGTACTAAGTCGGTATTGTCTGGTGGTCTATGTATCACTTACAATTCAACCACTGGTGAAATCAAGATTGACGAAGCGGAAACTGCTTCATCTCTACACGTAGCATCATCTACTAACGCGAACGGTTTGGGTGGACAAGCTCCTTCTCACTACCGTATTGACATCTATGATATCAATGGTGTTATTGTAAACTAATATTACTAATAAGTAGTATGCGAAAAGGGACACTTCGGTGTCCCTTTTTTTATGTGCGCTATAAAACGTATAAATAGAACTAGAATAACTTTAGGACGCACCTCATGTATGTAACTAACCGAGATGATTTGATGGACTATTGCTTGCGTGCATTAGGGCACCCAGTAGTAGAAGTCAATATAGATGAAGAACAATTGGATGACCGTGTAGACGAAGCACTTCAGTGGTTTCGTGAATTTCATCCAGATGGAAGTAAACGCTTTTACTTGAAGCATCAATTGACTCAGGAAGATATCGACAATCAATCTATCGATTTTCCTGACAATTTGGATATGATAAGTGTAGTTCGTATGCTCCCCATGTCCTTTAACGGTTCACAGAATGGATGGTTCAGTGACGCATGGCAGTACATGAAATTTACCATGTCAGACTTTGTTGCCGGAAATGGCATCTTGGGAGACCTTGCTCAGTACGAACAGATGCAGCAACACTTATCGTTGTTGGACATGAAGTTAACTGGACAACCAGAGATTTTATTCGATAGACAATATAATAGAATAAATCTAACTATAGGTAAAAGCAAACTTACTGCGGGGGATTATATCGTATTTGAGGTATATGGTATTAGAGACCCAGACGATTCAATAACAGAATATAACTCTCTTTGGAATCATCGTTTTCTCAAATCATATTGTACTGCGCTCATTAAGAGACAGTGGGGTACTAACTTGATTAAGTTTGATGGAATGACATTGCCAGGCGGTGTCACTGTAAACGCTCGTCAAATCTATGAAGATGCTCTACAAGACATCGAAAAAATCATGGAGAAATTCCGTGAAGAGGAAGACGAAGGCCCAATCTTTTTTGTAGGGTAACCCATGGCAACTAATCCATATATAAGTCAAAATCACAGACCAGAACAGAGTTTATACGAAGACTTAATTATAGAGTCTATTAAATTCTATGGTCAGGACATTTATTATCTACCCCGAGAAGTTGTAGAGAGGGAAGATATCTTTCTGGACAGCATTCAGTCCCAGTTCTCTGACGCCTATAAGGTAGAGGTTTTCATAGAGAATACTGACGGATTTGACGGAGAGGGAGACCTGTTCACCAAGTTTGGTATCGAGTTACGCGATCAAGCAACATTTGTGATTGCTCGTCGGCGATGGCAGGAATTAATTGGTGATAAACTATCAGACAAGAAATTCAGACCAAGGGAGGGTGATGTTATATTCTTACCTCTATCTCAGTCTTTGTTCGAGGTCAAGAAAGTTGAGACTGAAACTCCTTTCTATCAGTTATCCCAGTTACCACTCTTCCGTATGCAGTGTGAGTTGTTTGAGTTCTCTGATGAAGACTTTGACACTGGTGTTGATGCGATTGATATTGTAGAAAAAGAACACGCCTATCAGTATCATATGACTATGGCTGAACCAGATTCTAACCAAGGTGGTTTCTACGAGACCGGAGAATACGTATTCCAGACGTTTGACGATTTTGAACTTGGCGGTGAAGTTACTGCGTGGAACAGTCAAACACGTGTGCTATCTATCGCGCACACGGGTGCTGATGACGGACAATACCACATGTGGTCTGATGACCGAGAAGTATTTGCGGAGTCTGGTGCGGTGTATATGCCGGTACAGGGAACCATTGGGGATAATGTAAACGAAATACAACCTCTATCACAGAATAAAATATTTGATGATTTCGAAAATGATTTCCTAGACTTTTCAGAATCGAACCCCTTCGGAGATGTTTCATAATGTTAGGTACTTATTTTTATAACAAGCGAGTAAGGACTTCTGTATCTATATTTGGTTCTCTGTTTAATGACATACATGTTTTGAGAACAGACTCTAACGGTAAAGTCTTATCACAAGTCAAAGTACCATTATCTTATGCTCCGAAGAGGAGTTTCTTAGAGAGACTCGAAGAGATGTCGCAAGGTGAAGAGGCTGAACGTCGCGTCGCCATTAAGTTACCTAGAATGTCCTTCGAGATAATTGGTATTAATTATGACCCGCAGCGTCAGTTACCTAAAATGAATACGTTTAATGCGGCACCTATTGGTGAAAGAAAAGATTTATACACAGGTGTTCCGTATATATTGTCGTTTCAATTAGCAGTTTATGCTAAATCGCAAGATGATGCGTTACAAGTGGTTGAACAAATTATACCATACTTTGCTCCGCAATACACGCTCTCGGTAAAACCATTCAGCGATTTACCCGATATAGTCGAAGATATTCCGGTCACTCTCACTGGTGTAGATTTTCAAGATGATTATGAAGGCCCATTAGAGCAACGTAGAACAATTATATATAATCTTAACTTTGAGATGAAAACTAATTTCTACGGGCCAGTGAAGGAAGGCACGCTTATTAGAGAAGTTAACACTAATATACACATGCTTTCCAATGATGATTTAAACCCGTTCTTGAGTAATATAAGAATTACTACAGACCCAATTGACGTGAGTCCTGATAGTGACTATGGATTTACTATAGAGATTAATGATGAGCAAAGTCCCAACGGTATCTAACAAAGAAGAGAAACGTAATTTTGTACATGAACAAGACTATGAATACTCTCGTGAAACTTACTACGACCTTATTGAAAAGGGTCGTGAGTCTTTAGAGTTGATGATTGAGGTAGCTCGCGAAAGTGAGCACCCCCGAGCATTTGAAGTTCTGGCTGGTATGATTAAAGGTATCGCTGACGTTAACGATAAGTTAATGGATTTGAACAAGAAGCAGAAAGAACTTTTAAAAGACGATAGACCCGCAGACGCAACAACTACTAATAACAATTTATTTGTAGGTTCTACTACAGACCTTCAGCGCATGTTATTGGGTGGTGATGAAAAGGTGATTGATCAGGACGATTCATAATGGCATCTTTCACTAAGAACTCCTATCTCGGAAACCCTCAAGTAAAACGTGACGGTGTCTCCGAGGAGTGGGATAAGAAGAAACTTCGAGAATACCAGAAGTGTATGAAAGACCCCGCGTATTTCTGTAGGAAGTATGTTAAGGTAGTTCATCTTGATAAAGGTCTAGTACCTTTCGATCTATATGATTATCAAGAAAATATGTTTAATCACTTTAATGATAATAGATTTTCTATCGTTCTCGCTTGTAGGCAATCTGGTAAATCAATTAGTTCGGTAGGGTATATTTTATGGTATGCCGTATTTCATCCAGAAAAGACTATTGCGGTTCTTGCTAACAAAGGCGCGACGGCACGTGAGATGTTATCTCGTGTAACACTCATGTTAGAGAACCTCCCGTTCTTCCTACAGCCTGGCTGTAAAGCACTTAACAAAGGGTCAATAGAGTTCTCTAATAACTCTCGTATCATTGCCGCAGCAACCTCTGGTTCTTCTATTCGTGGTATGTCGGTTAACCTTCTGTTCCTAGACGAGTTTGCGTTCGTAGAGAATGCGGCAGAGTTCTATACATCAACCTATCCTGTAATTTCGTCCGGTAAGGACACAAAAGTTATCATAACAAGTACCGCAAACGGTATTGGTAATACTTTCCAAAAGATATGGGAAGGTGCTGTACAGGGTGTTAATGCCTACAAACCGTTTCGTGTAGATTGGTGGGATGTCCCTGGCCGAGACGAGAAGTGGAAAGCGCAAACTATAGCAAACACCTCCTCCTTACAGTTTGACCAAGAATTTGGTAATACGTTCTTCGGTACGGGTAATACTCTCATTGAGGGTCAGATACTTCTAGATTTACGTGCGCGTCAACCAGTTCGTCGATTGGAAGGCGGGGACGTATCAGTATATGAAGAACCCATTATAGATCACCAGTATATCATGACCGTTGATGTTTGTCAAGGGCGTGGACAAGATTATTCTACATTTACTATATTTGATGTTTCAGTACAACCATTCAAACAGGTATGCGTGTATCGCAATAACCGAATATCCCCAATTCTTTATCCCAACATAATATATAAATATGCTACCGTATACAACGAAGCGTATGTTGTCGTAGAGAACAATGACCAAGGTATGGTCGTGTGTGTTGGTCTATATCAAGACTTAGAGTATGAGAACATCCATCTAGAGTCAGCAATCAAGGCAGATTCTATTGGTATTCGTATGGACAAAAAAGTCAAACGAATTGGATGTTCGGCAATCAAGGACATCATCGAAAATCATAAACTAGATATTTACGATGAAAATACTATCATGGAAATATCAACCTTTATATCTAAGGGGTTGTCTTTCGAAGCGAGTGACGGTAACCATGATGACTTAATGATGAACCTTGTGATGTTTGGATACTTTGTTAGCTCACAATCTTTTGGCAATGTTGCGGATGTTGATTTTAGAACAATGCTATTTGAACAACGAATGAAAGAGATTGAAGACGACATACCCCCATTCGGAATTATTGATGATGGCTCATCATATAGTACCGAACTTGACCTGACAGATCCCTATAATGCGGGTTGGCATGACATATCAGCACAGCAGTTTACTCCCGAAGAATGGTAGATTTAAAAATAATATAAATAGAAGTATTGAGAAAAAAATCCGTATTATGATAAACTTATTATACCTTAATCGAAAAGGAAACTATTATGGCTCTTAAATCGTCAGAGTCTCCAAATGTTACAGTACGCGAAGTCGATCTAACAGGCGTTGTTCCTGCTACGTCTAGTACTACTGGCGCATTCGCTGGAGAATTTAACTGGGGCCCCGCACTTAAACCAACTATCGTTTCTAACGAAGCAGAGTTGGCACTTAAATTTGGGTCACCTGTACAAGGAGGCGCGGCCGCCTCAGACTTTTTGTCTGTTGCGCAATTCCTCAAATATTCATCAACTGCATACGTTACGCGTATTGTAAGCGATGGAGACACTAACGCTGTTGCTGAAGGTTCGGCAGGCGGGACAGAGGTTGTTGCCGGTGGTAGCGATCTAACTTTGCGGTATGTCACCGAAGGCGAAGTGTATTTCTATGAATTACCCTTCCGCGTCGGAGATAATGCGTTAAACCCTGTAATTGATAGCACATGGAAAACTAATGTTCTTGACGCCACCGGAGCCGTAGTTCATGCTGTCGGCACTTCGGCTGATGGTGAGTTGACATTAACAACTCCTCCGCTAACTGGTAACAGTCGGTTAGTATATACCCCTGAAGCTGACGGTGATGGAGTGGTAACTCCACATCCAGAAATCGTAGCAACATGGTTATATGACCAACCACTACCTACTGGTATCCAAGTACTTAATGCTGAAGATTACGAACAGCAAGATTTGGATTTTTACAAGATTATAGCACGCTATCCTGGCGACCGTGGTAACCTCATTAGTGTTCAAGTTTGCCCTCCTGCAGCATTTGCCCAATGGACTTACGCAAGCAAGTTTTCTTCTGCGCCAGTAGGTAATGAAGTTCACGTCGTGATCTTAGTCGACGGTGAAGTTGTTGAGACTCACGAGTACTTATCAACTGTTGAAGGCGCAAAACTACCAGACGGTTCAGCGAACAATGTATTGGATGTTATCAATAACAAATCCGATTGGGTTTGGGCGTCTAGCATTGGTACTTTAACAACTAGTGTTGTGACATTCACCTTGTCAGGTGGAGCTAACGGTGTACATGGTAAGGCGGACTATATTCGCGCATTCGACCAGTACGCAGACGTAGATTCAATTACAGTAGATTTCTTAGTAGCACCTTCTCGCGGAGCAAATGACGGGATTGATGTTGAGGTAGCAGCTTTGGCCAAAACACGTAGAGATTGTGTTGCGGTAGCATCTCCTTATGGGGACGCAGTCAAAGCATCAAGCATGGACGACATTATAGCTTGGTCTAATGGATTACCCGACAGCGATTACCTCATTTGTGACGGTAACTGGTTAAAGGTATACAACAAGTATCAGGACAAGTACGAGACTATCGCGGCGGCATCATCTACCGCAGGTATCATGGCAGCAGCAGATAGAGATTCAGCACCTTGGTTCTCACCAGCTGGTTCACGTCGTGGTCAATACTTTGGTGTAACATCTCTTGTCTTCAATCCAACCAAGGCACAACGTGATACATTATATAGCGCAAAAGTAAATCCAATCGTCAGCTTGCCTGGCCAAGGTACTGTACTATTCGGTGATAAGACTCACCTATCACGTCCATCAGCATTCGACCGTATCAACGTACGTCGTTTGTTCTTGGTGATTGAACGTTCAATCGCAGAGGCGGGTAAAAACGCAATGTTCGAATTCAACGATGAGTTTACTCGCGCAGAATTTGTTAACATCGTAGAACCGTTCCTACGTGAGATTCAGGGTCGTCGCGGTATCACTGACTTCCGTGTTGTTTGTGATGAAACAAACAATACATCAGCAGTCGTTGATCGTAACGAATTCGTAGCAACAGTCTTCATCAAACCAGCACGTTCTATCAACTACGTAACATTAAACTTCGTAGCAGTTAGATCAGGTGTCGAGTTTGAAGAAGTCGTTGGCACAGTTTAAGGAGATATATAATGTCACTAAGAGTCGATGATTTTAAAGCAAAACTGAAAGGTGGTGGTGCTCGTACCAACCTTTTCAAAGCTACATTAAACTTTCCTGCCTATGCTGGCGGAG